CATTCGAGGAATTCCTTTTCGGTTCCCTCGTGCCCCTCATCGAGCCAAGCCTGGTAAGCGCTCTTGCCTTTGGTGCCCTTGGATCCCCTCGCCCCAGCCGTCCCCTTGGCTCCGTCGCTGCCATCCGCGCCATCCGCGCCGGGATCTCCCTTGGCTCCTCTGGCCCCGGAGGTTCCCGGGGCTCCGTCCTTACCGTCCTTGCCGTCCTCCCCTGCGGCCCCTGGCGCCCCTGTATCCCCCTTTTCCCCCTTGCCGCCCCGTTGCCCAGCTGTGCCGGGTTTACCCGCCTCTCCGTCCCTCCCAGGCGCTCCATCGGCTCCGTCCTTCCCGGGAGCCCCGTCTGCCCCAGGTAGCCCCCGTGGTCCCCGAGTTCCTGACTCCCCTTGGGGTCCGGGATCGCCTTTGACACCGGGCTTGCCCTCTGGGCCTATCGGGCCAGGATCACCCTTCGGCCCTGGCACCGTGGCGTCTGTTGCGCGTCCCTTGAAAACGACCTTATCGGACATGGCTAAATAGATACCTCAATGTCTTTGTCACCGGAACGAATGAACACCACGCCATCTACTTTCCACGCATCACCGTTTTTGGGATCGACGGGTCGGCTGTCATGGACGAAGGTAGGCGGTGTCGCGTCCTGTTCCTCTTCCTCTTTCGGTTCCTCTTCCGGCGCTGTCTGCATAGGGTCCGGCGGGTTGAGCATCTGCTCCTCACGCAGCGCTTGCATCTCTTTGCGGAAGGTTAGATCGATCTTCGGGAACTGCCCGGGCTCCTGAGCTCGTCGCACAGCCACTTCCTCCGGCGTCAACACAGCGGCGTTGATGTATCCCACATCGGCACCAGCGCGTTGCGCGTATAGGTTCACTTCATCTTGAAGCGAAGGCGTTTCCACAGCCGGGAAAATGACTTTGAGGTCTTCAGGAACTTTGCCCTTGAGTGGGCTCTCCGGTTGCGCCAACAGGAACCCGTAGAGGTCTGCGATAGCTGGACCCAGAACCAAGCTCTGCTCTGAAGCCACTTGCTGATTCCAGTTCTCAAGGTCTGACTTGCCGGTACTATTCATTCCGGCAGGTGATTTTCCAAAAAGGAGAGTTAAGGGCATGTTGGCCGCACCTGCCACCCGAGTCATTGCGGAGTCTACCACGTTGGCGGCTTGCCCGAGGTTGGCTTCGACGCGCTCGAGGCTTTCCTCTTTGTCGAGGATGACTGCACGGTAAGCACCCTTGGCGACGTTGATCAATTCAAACCGCTTGGCGAGCAGCTCCCCGTTCTCGCTTGCCAGCAAGTCTAGCAATCCCTGAACCCGGTAGACGGGAACCGACATCTCGGCCAGCGTATGCAGCACGCTATCAAAACTCGCCTCGAACTTCTTGAGGACGCTATAGACGCGGTGCAGCACGCTCTTGCCCCATCCCTTATCACGCCATGCCTGGGTGTCGGTGGTACGGATGCCATAGAACGGGACGAACCTGGATTCGTGTGCGTCGAGGATGAGATACTGCTGGCTCTTCCGCTGTCGGATTGGGACCACGTTTGCCTCTGGCCGGAACGTAGGCACCTCCATGCGATACGTGAACACTTTGCCAAACTTCTGGATTGACGGATCGGAATACCAAGTTTCGCCATAAAGCTCAGAGCTCGGAACGGCGCGCAAAAACTTCACTTCCATGCCTGGAATGGCTGGCGTTTCGATGTTGCCCTCAATGCCCATGAACACCGCCCCGCCGCCAAACAGCCGCGCATAGATTCGAGCTCGTTTGGTTTCCGACGTGATCGAATAAGTGGATTCCGCCCAGTCCCGAACATCACGACGCTGTGCGTCCGTGGCGCTTTGCCAGTCGAGCTCATACCCGGAACGAAGCGCGTCATGGACAATGCGCTCCACAATCGTGGCCGCGATGTCGTTGTCGGTGTACAGCGCTTCGAGGGTTTGATGGTCGAGCTCGTTTTCTGCTGAGAAGAAGTAACCCGAGAACTTATCGTCGGAGTATCCAGCGCCCGTGGTTGCAGAGATGAACGCATCGATTGTCTTGCTGATATTGTCTTCGTTCATGCACTTATCCTGTGTGTCATTTTGCTAGCGCCCTGGAGTGCGCTGTATAGGTCAAACGGTTTGTCGCCCGTGATCCAAGCCAAATACTGCGTCGTTGCATCAACGACATCGTCATGCCTGAGCTGTGGAAATCCAGTCATCTCCTTGATGTATTCATCCATCCACGGAGCCCGGCGTGGGAAGCGAATGTCGCCACGATCAAAAAGGTAACTCACGGTAGCGGCGCGGGCTTCCTTGCTGCTGCGCCCGGTCTTGAACTCGAAGATACGTTCCACTCCTGCCTCGCGTAGAACCTCGAGTACCGCAAACCCAGATGCGCTCTTTTCAATCAACACATTGGCACGAGGGAAAAACTTCAACAGCTCGATCAACGTCCGTGCCGTCTCCACAAAGCCCATCTGTTTTCGTGTCTGTCCGACCAGGTAATGATTTCCGTCGCTGAGCCCACGTGCCCAAATCTGGAGTACGGCGTAATCACTGGTCCGCTCCCCGGTAAAAGTGAGGTCACAGCTGATGGTGTACTGAACCACGTTGGGCAGCGCGTCGTAGCGTCCCTCAAAATGCTCCACCCTGAAGATGGCTCCGTCTTCTGGCACCGGATCCATATTTAATTGGGCAGCGGCAATTCGCGGATCTGCAAAGACATCCTTCAGCCGTTTCACGTCAGCGGCAGTGGTTCGCAGCGGGCTGAGTATCTCGCCCTTCTCAGTTCGCCAATCTTCCCCGATGTGTGTCTTGCAGTGCCGCTCCGGGTCATACTCCATCGGCAGGCAGACATGGGTGAACTTCTCATCGGAGTCCAGCACGTAGGCGCTTAGGTCACGCTGACTGATACGCTGCTGAATGATACAGAGCTGGCTTTTCCCAAGTGACGCAAACCTAGTCGGAACCACGGTGCGATACCAGTTTCGCACATCTTCCGATTCGTTGATGGAGTCGTCCGGGCGATCGGGATCGTCTATTATAAATAAGCCTCCATGCTTCCCCCGTGAATGTGCCCCGGTAATTTGCTGTCGGCAAGTTATCGCGATACGCCCGCCGCCGTGCTGATTGCTGAAACGATCGACTTTCTTGGCGTCATCCATGATCTTGATCGGCCACAGATCTTGATACCACTCAGACTGAATGAGCATTCGTGATTTGCGGGCCATGTCACGAGCGAGCGCAATGTCCTTTGCCGCGTAGATGACATTGGCTGTAGGATCTAGAGTCCAGAGCCAAGGCAGCGACATCACCACTGTCACCATGCTCTTGCTGTGCCCTGGCGGGATATTGATCAGGAGCCGGTTGTGTTCGAGCTTCCCAAGCATCAGCGCTTCCATGTGATCGCAGAGCATTTTGACATAACGCTCTTCGATTAATGGGCGCGGCTCGACGTGCTTCCACGCGGACACAAAGAAATCGTAATATCCGCCCTCGCGGCTTGTGAGCTCGCGCTCCAGCTTCCTGAGAAGGTTAGTCGTTTGTTTCGGTGTCAGATCCATCTTCTACTTTGGCGCGGAGCTTTTTGATCCTGTCGTCATCTCCACCCTCGTTGAACTCTTTGATCAGTCGCAGCGTCTTCATCAGGTCACGTGCCTTGCCCGTCGAAAGCACAGACAGATCGAACCCGTCTGCTTCCCTGTCGATCATGGCAGACACCCAGAGTTGATCTCCAAACTCTTGTGGAAAGAACTTCTTGGTTAGCCAGTCGATGCCGCGTATCTGTGCGTTGGCGAGCTTGGGGTTGTCATCCTCGAGAATAGCGAACAGCCGAGCCAGCGGTTTTTCTAGCCACCGGCTGCGTACCCGATCGAACTCCGCAGCAAAGTATGAATAACGAGCGCTGCCGTTGCGTCCTTCGTGCAGCCAATAGCGGAGCGTGCGATACGGGACACCACACTGGGCTGCGATGTGTACCATTGATGGGTTGTCGCCCGCGCACAGAATCAGCTTCTCTGCGACCTCGTGACTAAACTCCGTGATGGCGCGGCTCATAACCTCTGGCTGTGTGGTGGCTAGTTTCATTAGCTCTTCGGTCCGTACTGTGAATAGGCCAGTTGGTGAGTCCCCCAAGGAAAGAACAGAACCCCGCCGCCACAGGAGTGGTGTGCTTTCACGTCAGCGTAAGCGAGGCGCGGCGTGAGCTCGCTCGTCGGGATGATATCGGGGTCGTAGCCTTTGAGGGAGGAGAGCTTCATCACTCACTTTCCGGCGCAACTATAAAGCCCGTATAAAACATCCCGATTGTGTCAGTGTCGTGATCAATAATATACATTCTGCGTCCCGAAGGACTAAAGGCGATATCGTTGGGTGCTGTTGTAAAGCCCGTCATGTCGAACGTGTTTGATGACAGACTGCCAGCACTCGTGAGGTCGTAGGGCGTCGAAAGAACATATTGACCGACGTATTGCGTCGATGTCTTGCCAGCAAGAATAAGCTGTGTGCCATCACCAGAAATAACAACGCCGGTCACGTCTGTGTCAAATGTTGAAGTAGTAAGCTCTTGCCCGGTGTCGAATGATGCCGTCGAAATATCCCATGCTGTCATTGAATATCGAAAAACCTTATCGTTTGTCTGTCCAAACATATAGATCTTGGTGCCATCTTGAGACACATCAAATTTTACCGGGGCAGTATCTTGTGACCCTAGCGCCAGATAATCTTCATACGATGCGCTGGTGATATCGTAGGGCGTCGACAGCGTCCACTCATAGATACGATCATTCGTTGCTCCGAGCGTGTACATCTTTGTACCGGCCGCATTCACTCTGATGCACGAATGTGAATCACTTGCGTCCGCTGTTAGATCGAATGACGGCGAATCATAGATTGCATTATTTGGATTATATGGTTCTCCCAGATCATACTGAAACGCATCAGCGTCGTCGCATGTATACATTTTAGAGCCCGCAAACGAAACGCCAAGTACTACTGGGGTCTGTGAAGTCACAACTTTGGATTTGCTACTATCGAGTGCCGACGCGAGCTGATAACCAGGGCTAATCAGGTCGTGATGATACTCTAGCCATTCGCCGCGTGTCCTGTGCAGCCAGTTGGTATGATCTGCGGCCGGCGCCTCGCCCTCGACCCATCCCGTAGCTTGTTTAGATGATCCGGGGTCTGTTACGTCGGCACCACCATCGGTGGCCCACGTAGGAAACCGGCTAGTGGGTGGGGTTGTCATTATTTTGCTCCTGTATATGTGCCATTGCTGTAGCCGTGCGAGCTGGACGTTTCCGACGTGCCGTTGGTGTCAGAGAATCGGAACAGGTCATCATCGTCGCTCTCGGTCTGGCTGTAGACAAATTGTAGGTTGGTGGCAGCCGAGGCCGCCCGCCGTAAAAGTGCTGCGATTGTAGCAGGATCGTCGTCCACGATGAAGTTGCGCGGCCGCATGAAGATCGCCTTAGGGTAGTACTCATCGATCTGGATATCCGGCGGCGAGCTCAAGCCGAGCAGCAGCCGCATCACACCGATCAGGTCTTCCACAGATCCCTGGCTCAATAGGATTGCAAGCTCTGCCCTGATGCGCAGCCTGTACTCCTCGTCGGTGCGTCCGCTGCGAGGCACGTTGACGATTTGCCCAAGGCCGTCGAGCTGAAAGCCGGACACGATGTCAAGGCTTCGCGCATTGATGAGCTGATAAGCAACGTCCTCAAAGCCTTGCACTTGATCCAGATAGGATGAGACCAGATCACGGAATTGCACGGAGCCATCGAATTGAGAAAGCAAACGCCCCAACCCCGTGGCAGTGTGTGTTCCGTCTCGGACAACCGGCAAAACATAAGACACCCCCCAGCTGTACAAGTGCGTTTCAGGCGTGCCGTCGTCAACTATTTCCACGCGAGCAGTAAGACTGGATTCGCCCGGGCCGAAGGTTTCAGGGAAAAACTTGACATTGCCGTTCGTGTCGTCAGGAGGAAACGTGAAGCCGGATGATGCCCGGCCACTGCCCACGGTAATGATATAAAACGTCCCGTTATCGGTCGGCGTCCCGGTTAGCTGGACCTCAATGTATTCGTCGTCTGTCTTAGTAAAACGAATCCATTCGCCGATCACGAGGTTTTCTATCTCGGTCTCATGGCTCGTAGAGCTCTGGTCACTCTTGCCTAACCAGCACGTTGTAATGCTAGCCGGGATCGACGCGTGATTGAATCGGATCTCTTCATCGGCCCCGGTGATGCCCGTGCGGTAAGCATATGTGTCGATATCGGCAATTGGTTGATTTGCTCGTGGTGCCGCGCCAGAGTCCCAACCGGCACAGCGTCCAAGCGACACATAAACCGAAGTGTCAACAACACCTACCCCGTGCCCCACGAACCCATCCTGAATCCCCGCTGTTATGGCTTCATCTGTCATGCCGTCAGCAAGAACCCAGGAAGCCGCGAGCTCCTCGCCAACTGCGGTTGTTGCATAAACATTCATGGAGTCATAGGCTGTCGCGGTTGTCCAGCTGACAGAGATCTGTCCACCGGGTTCTATTTCTCCCGATGTGCCTCCCCCGCCGAATTCTACCGTTGACGCCATTAGCTGTTCACCGTGATATTGCCCGTGCTGATGGTGATCAAGTCTCTGCCCGTAGCAACCACAACGTATTCATTGGGGCTAGCCGTGTCGTCCACAAACGTGGCGAGCACATCCACGGCCGTGACCCCTTCTACATCAGCAACGATGTTGACAATATCTGAAGAGTACAGGCTGCGGCCACTGCGGAGGTTCTGCGTTGCCCATGTGGCGATCGTCTCTGCAACCGCTGCGTCGCCAACATAGGTGCCGTCCGTAGTAGCGGTGAGGTCGAGCTCGACATAGGCGGGCACAATAGTAGGCTCGCTCCAATAGACCGTGTAGGTGTTTCCGGCAGAATCGTTGGCCGTTTCACTGAGCGAGCCAAACGTCTGGGTGCCCGCTGGCTTCCTTAGCAATATTTCGTCGGCCAGCTCTTGATTGTCATAGTCCGGCGCATCGTCGCTATCAACCAGCACCTCAATCGACTTCGGCGGAAGGCCTAGCGCGTCTGTTACCCCGGTTGGGTTTTCAAACACGGTGCAGCGATCTACGCCAGTGACCTGAAGCATCTCAGCCCGGATCGCTTCCACCGTAGAGGCGCCAGCAAGCGCCAGGCTTTGCTCCCGCCGTTCCCGAAGCTCGGCATCTGTCTCTTCGTCGTCTCCATCCGCGGAGTCCGCCTGGATCGTGATGGCATCCAAGCCACCCACTGGAGTGGAAATCACGAGCTCCACGTCGCCGACCAGAGATGCATTCGGGTAAGAGCCGGCCGTAACCGCCTCCATGGTTACCTCGACGTAATCGGTAGCCCCCTCTTCTGCGATCGTGGCGCCTGCCGTGGTTTGATACATGCTATCCGGGTCGGCGGGCCCAGCGCCGTCGCGGTCCGGGTAGCCCTGGGTTCCCGCCGGCACAACCGTGTCCACCGTTCCCTCTAGATGCACCAACAGCGTGGACTTGGTAGCGGGCTGACGGATGGCGCCCGTGAGCGCAGCGATGTAGCTGAGCGACTGACCGCTTGCGGTGTCGGGGTAGGCGGCCTGATAGACCTGTTCGAGTAGTTCCCACACTTCCGCCAGCGCACCAGCGATGACCCCGTTGAGCTGGCCCAGGACGCCGTCGGCTTCCACATTCAAATTGGCGTCGATGTTGGCGAGCTGTTCTGATTCGATATCCGTAAGGATCTCGTCCACGCTCTTGATGGTGATTCCTGTACTTGTTAGTCCCGCCATGATTAGATCTCGATAATAAAGGGCTCAAAGTTGAGCACGGCCCCGGTGTCCATGGTTGCTGAAAATGTAACCGAGAGCTTACGGGCCTCGCCCAGGGTGACGTTGATCGAATTGACAGAGCTGATCTGCGGCGTGCTTTCGATGGCCTCGCGAAATAGGCTTTGCACCAACAGCAGGTCAGGGTTCTTGATCAGGATGTCCTCAAGGTAGGGCAGCCCTTGCGCTTCGTCTAAATACCAAGAGCCGGTCAGGAATCGGAGCCGGAAACGGACCTGCTGCTCTATGGCAGCCTCGCCCGTGATCAGGCTCACCTGGTGTCCCGTCAAGTCCAGGTCGCCGGTCTGTCCAATATAGTTGAAGGCGATGTCGCTCATTCGCTCACCTTCACAGTTGTAGACGAAACGTCCGAATCCCAGGTGGGATCAGTGCCGATCGGGATCGTTGTTGGAGAGGACGTCGGCGGCGCTCCAAATGAGGCGTGGCCGTGGGCATCGAAAGCAACCTGAATCTTGTCCAGCATCGACTCCACCAGATTCGCCAGTGCCACAAACTGTTGCGTTGCGTTGGGTGACTCGCCTATCACAACTGGATGGAACGTGGCACCTGACATCGTGAACCGTCGCAGGTCGCCCGGGTCCATTCTGCGAAGCTGTTGGCGCCACTGGTCAAGGCTGTACTTGGTGCAGATGACTAGACCGAAAGCACCGACCGTGATGTCCCATGTCATATGCCAGGGGTAGCAGACCGGCACGTTGCGAATGGTGGACTCCCCCGCCTCGCTCTCACGGGTGCCGTCCCGGTTGACCCAGGTCTCGATAAACTGCGGCTCGAGCTCCACCACGTTCTCGCTCGACTTCCAGGCGGTCACCTTGGCCGGAAAGACGGTTTGCGCTTGACGGTCCCGCCGCTCGATGCGGCTTCGGATAGCGGTACTGAGTTTCGGGGTGCTCATGCGACTTGCTGCCTCCCCTCGACCTCGATGTTGAAGTCGTCCCCGAATAGGCTGCCGGAGTATACCGCACGTTCGACCACAATGGTGAGGTTCACGAAGTCGCTTTCGATTTCAATCGGGGAACCCGGGAACACGTTCGGCAGCATCTTGTGATTCAGCACCACGGTGCCTTCGGCGTCCTCGTAGGGGTATCCTATCAGTCCGGTGTTCGCGCTGATCTTGGTTGTCGGCACGTTGGGCAGCGCTTCGCCGGGCTTGAGCACGATCAGCTCGCCCCCCTGTGAACTGATTATGGCCCCGCGGCTTCGCGCTAGATCGTTTAGCTCTTCCATTGCATAGCCCCGGATCGTCATGCCGTTCTTGAGCCGATCAGGAATGCCTTTGTCGGTTTTGATTTGCGTGATCCGCGTCACGTTCCCCGCGCCGAGCGTGCTCTGCTCCTGAAGCCACTTGAACACCGTTCCAACGCTAGTGCCTTGCGCAAAATGCCTGGTGACGAACTTCGTCGCAGCATCCCCGCCGTCGTCTGCTTCGATGTCCGTGGCCAGCAGGGGCGGCTCCCTGCGGTGTTGCACCCGGCGCACGTTGCCCTTGAAGATCGTATTGGTGCCAAACTCGCCTGGCTCGCGCCCCGTCGCCCGTGGGTCGAAGTACCCCGCAGCGAGCTCGACCGTCCAAGGCGGCTCCGCTGATGGGATCAACTCTCCTGTATTCGCGTCTCGGCGTAGCGGCCGCCCCATTCGGCTCAGCTTGTTTTGCGTGTCTTGGCTCAGGTTGAAGATTGTGATCTCAGCCGTGCTCGCCTCCACATCCAGATTCCGCTCTACCGTGAAGCCGATGTTGAGATGGCGGGCGTCCGGTATGATCTGATCCCCATTCACCGGGTTGGTGAACGTGACCTCAATCCTTCTGCCGAAAACTCTAGTCATTCTGATGGGATGTAGAAGAGAGCCATTGTGTTGGTGGTCTCTAGGTTGGGATCGTCTATGCCGCCCGCGATGAGCTGGCCAGGCGGTACATAATCCAGAGTGTTGGGCACAGTGCGCAGCAGATCGATGCTGAGCACGAGCACCGCACCGCTCAGGATTTCTTCGCCGTCTTCTGCGGCTAGACTCACCGACCAGCGGTCGGTCCGGCTATTCCAGTCGAACCCGAAGACGTAGCTCCGCCCTTCGAGGGACACGGTCTGTGTGATCAAGGGCTCAGTAGCGTCAGGGAGTGGGATAACTAGATTCATTGTCCACCGAAGCCTGGGAAACCCTGGCTCATTATCCTGTTCAGGATTGCTTGCTGCTTTCCCTCGGGCGTTCTCGCGCCTCGGTTGCCCTTGGCTTTCTCGGACTTCACGGCGGGGTCTGCCCGGGTCTGTGAGCTCTTCACGGTCAACGCGGCATCCGCTGCGATGACTTGCTGAAGGTCCATCCGCACTCGCACCGAACCGCCGCTTCCTGATACGCGGGGCGAGCTATGGCTCGTGATCATCATATCCTTGAACTCGAGCCCGCCGCTGAGAACCACGGTCACAGGGATCCGGGTTTCCATCAAGGCATCTAGCGTCAGGATGAACGTGGTAATCCGATTCACCGGATCACCCTCAGCCGCCCGCAACACGTAAACCCTTTTGGGAACGAATAGCCTAGCTCTCTCAATATTGGCTCGGACCAGTCGACGGCTCGGGAGCACCGTGGTGGAAATGGGACGGAGTACGCCCGCCCCGCCCCGCCCTAGGTTCTCCCTCGTCAGCCGGGTGTCTACTGTTCCCGGGCGCATCAGCGGCTGCGCCGCCTTCTCGGCCCGTGTCCCTGCGCCGCTGGTGAGGTTGGTCCAGTTGGGCCCGCTTGGCGTATCACTCACCACACCGGTCAATAGGATGCGCCTGGGCTGAGGCTGATAGTGGTCGGACAGAATGGCGCCGGTTTCCACGGGGTAGGTGCTGATCTCTGCGTCCCGCGCCACCTCTTCTACAGTCGCCGCGTCAAAACGCATCCACCAATCAATGCCGTCTTTCCAACGAATGACGCTCACGGCCCGGCAACCTCCTCGGCCACTGCATCACCAACCCGCTTCGCGTTTCTTCGAGAAATGACGCTGTCTCCTGTGGCGTCTACCTTGATCTCATAATATTTGCTGACCGTTGCGCCTGTAACTGTCTTGTCCAGCTCTCTGGGCGCAGGAGGTGGCGACAGCGGTTGTTTAGATTGCGTCCTGAACCAAGCGCTCAAATCTCCCGGCTCCGGCCCGACATTCGGCAGTACATCCTCAATCTTGAAGGCACGAGCGAGCACTCCCTGCGGCGAGATCAGTCCCGGCGTTGCCACAAGTTTTAACAGCCCTTTGGGTATCTGAATCTTATCGAGCGCCTTGGCTACCCAGGTGATGGTGTCGACCAACCTGTTAAACTCACCAATCAGGAAACCGAGATTCTTTGTCAACGCCTTGAACCCCTCACTTTCGCTTATGGTAGTAAAGGCATTGGTCAGACTTGGTGCAACGTCCGCGACCACTGTTCGCTTTAGCGCTTCCCATTTCAAACCGAGAAGCCGTGTCTGCCTTCCAAGCTCCTGAATGGCCAGGGCGTCCTCACGGGTAAGCGCCTGACCAACAATGCGATCATAATCTCTGCGCGCCTGGAGCAATCTCTCCATTTGCCGCGCAGCTTTGAGCATGTCTTTGCCAGACTGCTCCTCAAAAACGTTGCCAAATAGCCCCGCGATCCGTGGGTCGCCAAGCATTCCGGCCAAGTGAGCAAAGGCCGAATCAAACGCAGCCGCCGGGCTCATGTTAGACAGCGCCCTAATGTCTAAACCGGCCTCCTTGAAAGCCTTTGCAAATTGCGGCGACGATCCCCCGATCGCCTTGCTCAGACGCTTTTGAAAGTCGCCAAGGGCAATTCGTGCAGAGCTTGCCTCAACACCCACCTCGGAGAGCGCAAACGTTAATCGCTCATACTCGCTTACCGTGAAACCAACGCCCTTGGCGGTCTTGATGAGCGATTCGGTTGATCTAATCGTTTGCTGAAGGCCCCTGGACAGCGCCCGAGCACCAAAGACGCCAGCAAGCGTGACGCCCAGCTTTTTGAAAGAGCTATTGAGCTTGCTGGTCTGCCTATCAACCTTCTGGAAACCAGACAGAAGCCTCTTAGTCTTGGCGACAAGCTCAACGTATACGGTCTTAAGAGCCATCCTTTACGCCCTCTTCCCGTACCGCGTCGATGTAATCAAGAGCCTCATGTGCGTCTACTGCTTGGTCAAGGGTCCACTCGTTTAAGATCGTCGGTAGGCTGTCGTTGATGTGCTCGCTAAGAACTAAGCGCCAAACAAACCAGTCTAAGTCGGGTGCCTTTACTCGGCTCCGGGTTCCGGCCCGAGGCCGGTAGCCCAGCCACCGCCTAAGAAATCCTCAAAGTTATAGGTCACGGCCTTTAGAAGCACGTTGAAATATGCAGCCAGTCGCCCCTCAAAATGCGCGTCTGTGATCGGCTTGCCCATCGGCACCCAGTCCCCCGTATCATTGAGGAGCTGCACGTTCTGGCCGAATAGCTTGCGCTCCAGACTGTCGAGCTCGGACGTAGACTTCATCAGGGCTTCCAGTCCGTCATCAAAAAACCCGATACCCTGAAGCTTCGAGAGCACTTCCTTGGCGTCCGCCAAGCCGAGCTTTTTGAGTTGGTAGGTGTGACCGTCATATTGATATTCTTCCACTGATCATAAACCTCCTGCTAAAGGTTGCCGCCGGTAAAGTCCCGGATGTGATCGCACGTCAACTGCCAGGTGCGAGCCGTCGCCTCGCGGTCCATCGTGATGTCAGGCGGCTTGCTCACCCAACAATTTCCAGAAGTGTACAAGCTGACTCCATTCAGATCTGTGCAGATGAAGGCAAATATCCCAGCGCCACCAGGCGCGTTGATGTCAGCCTGAAAGAGAGTCGTGAACGTGAGGTTGCTCGGACTCGTTTGTAGGAGTGAGATTTCTATGATCGCCGAATTATCGTTGGTCTTCGATCTCGCGATCTCTCCAGAAGTCCCCACCACTGTACTGAACAGATCGGTGTTGCGCGTGATCGAGAGGAACTGCCCATCTGCAAACCCCTCAATGGGAATGCCGCCACAGGCGATCGTCACTTCGTTGCTATCGTATATCCTTGTAGTCATGTCCTTGCCTATGCCTGGTGCCGCAACACCCACGTTATGGTTGATCGGTGTACGCCGAATCGCTCAGCAATTTGCCTGTGTGTCCACTCCCCGGAATCGTAGAGACCCCTGGCGCTGCGAATCATGTCCTCCGACATCTTGCGCGTGCCACGCCTTCGCATCCTTTGGACGCTATCCATGATATTGTCTCTCTGCGTTCCGATGTAGAGGTGGTCTGGGTTTACACACAAACCGTTGTCGCATCTGTGGTTGACCTGGCCGTCTTCGATGGCAAGCCCGCCAACATGCTTTGCCGACCAGCGGTGCGCTGCTATCAGCTTTCCCGCTGCTGAATCCCAGTAATACCCGTAGCTCATTCTCCCGGGGCTGCTTTGGTTTTGAGCACCATGCCAAACCCAGCACCCGCTCATGGGCTCGGGCTCATACTTGGCTTCAAATCTGTCTAGAGCGGTCACGCGTTTAATTCTCCCTCAATGGCGACGAAGTTGACAGCCTGCGCTAGTTGAGCTCTGAACGTCACGTCACTGAGCAGCCGGTTGGCGCGGTAGCTTGCTGAGATGTCGCTAGCCCTGGGTACATCACAAGTCGGCTCAGGGTCTCCCAGCAGCGCACCGATGGTGATGCCTTCCTCGAGCCTGGCCAACACGATGCCCCTGATGGCTTGTATGCCTGCGTCGCTCATAGGCAGCTTCGAGTTGTTCACTAGAGCCGCGAAGATGTCTTCCTGCAACCTAGCTTCGAGGTAAAGGGCGTATCGGTACACGTCCATGAACTCGCCCTGTGCCGACGTGCCGTAGCGCGTGACGCTGATGGCATTGAGCGCCGTTACCGTGTTGACATCCTTGCCGCCGGTTGGGCTGCCCACCGAAGCCTGCAAATTAGTCAGCTCGGTGTCGGTCAAGTCCTGCGCCTGAACACCTGCGAGCTGCTGATAAGCCCAGTTGATGCTTCCCGGCGTACTTGGCAGCGCCAGACCGAGCATCGCACCGCTTACCATGTCCAAGTTGTTGCGGTGATAGAACAGCATGGTTCCAGTGTAGGAGTTGGACTTGAGGACTGCCGCCACTGACGTGGTGTCTGAAGCGACGGACACGCTGGCCACGTCCGGGTCTTGAGTCTGTGCAACGAACAGCTTGCCGTTGCTTTGCGTCCAACTTGCAGCGGCCTCTATCTCCGTTTGGCTGTTGCTGTCGAGACAGAGCCCGAACCAGTCCGGGTCATAGGTCTGAATGGCACCGAGGTCCGTAGCAA